GCCTGCGCCTGGGCGAGGGTGGGGTTGGACCCGGTGGTGGGTTCGACGTCGATGGCGATGGCGAGGCCGTCCATGTTCCCCGCGTGGGCGGCGAAGTAGTCGGCCTGGGCGGCGCCGGGGGCTTCGCGTAGGAACATGTACCCGCCGGGGATGAACCCAGACGCCTTGCCTCGTGCGATCATCGCGGCCTTGGCGTGCCCGGTGGGGCCGTCCCAGTACGGGTTGGTGTAGCCGGTGCCTTCGGTGACTTTCTCCCACCCGAACCCGGTGACCTGGTCGACGGCGGCCCAGTCAAGGTTGCCCTGAAATGATGCGGCGTCGATGCCGAAGACGGTCATGCGGCCGGGGGCTTCATGGTCACGTTCGACGGTGCCGCCGGGACTGCTATGTCGGGGCGGTGGGTGTGCGGCGCCAGGTACCCGCCCACCCCGGCGATCACCGCCGGAACGGCCAGGTACACCAGCGACACCACGCCGTCGGGGACGCCGCTGTCCTTGAACACGTACGTTTGCAGCGCCCACAGGGCGACGCCTGCGACGGCGGCGGCGAGTGACCCGGCCTGCACTTTCGTCTCCACTGGGAGAGTCATGGTGTGCCTCACTTTCCGAAGGCGGTGGCGGCGGCGAAGATGTGTGCATGTCCCGCATGACCACTTGGCTTGACACGCAGGTGCTGTGGCGGGCGCTCCTGTGGGCCTGTGGCATCGCGGGGGCCCTGGTTCTGCTCTGGCTGCTGTACCTCACCCGTGGACGAGGGTGAAGACTGCGAGCACCAGGGAGATCAGCACCGAGAAGGAGACGACCCCGGCCATCGCCACCGACAGGCCCTGCCCCCGGTCTAGCCGCCCCTCGGTGCGCTGACTGGCAATCGCGACGCCTCCGCTTTCCAGCCGGATCAGGCGATCCTTGATGTCCGCCATGACCGCAGCCTGCGCCGAGATACCCGATGCCGTCTTGGCGTCATTAGCCCTGATCGTCTCCTGGGTGGTCTTCTCAGACTTGTCGATAGCGAGGTCGCTGGACTTCTTCGCCTCGGCCGCCGCTTCCTTCTGCGCCGCGAGGGCGGCGGTCAGGGCCAGGGCGTTGGATGCGAAGGTGCCCTCGATCGCGGTGAACTTCTCCAGCGCCACGGCCTCAACCTGGTGGAGTTGCGACTGTATGAGCTCAACGGTCTGGTCGGTCCTGGTGTCCCGCTCGGCGAACTGTTTCGCGATGGAGGAGAACTTCTCATCGTGGAGGCTGGCGAGGTGGCCGATGGCCTTGTCCCGGTCCATCGGCAGCCGGTCGATGATCTCAGCGTGGAGCTTGATCGCCTGATCCATGCCGTCGAAGCGGGCTTCGAGAAGTTCACGAATCCGCAGCGACTCGGCGGAGGTTTCTTCGCGGAGCCGGTCGCGGGTGTGTTCAAGCATCCGTTCGATGCTGCGGGCGCGGTCAGCGTGGACCTCAACGGCGACGTCCGCGGCGTCCATGCGGGCCTCGAGGATGCGGATGGCGGCGGCGAGCGCGCGGTCCCATGCGACGGTGGCCCGCTGGACGGCTTCGGTGGTGAGGGCGGTCGGGTCTGGGACGGGAGTCCATCCCCGAGGAGCCTCGTCTGCGCTCACTGCCACGCCCCATGGTTCCCGCTGGTCCCATTGCTTTACAGGATAAGGCGGTCATGTTATGGCGCCACACGCTCACTACCCGTACTCCGCTGGCCAGCTGGCTGGTGAGGCCATAGCAGATCGTTCCTGCCTGCAGGCCAGGCTGGATGCCTTCAGGCTCGTGCGGGTCGTCGGAGAGCGCGTCCGCCCAGAACTGCTGCCAGATGGTCCCGCTCCCGCCGAACACGGTGCCGTACGTGTTGCCCGGCGGCTGGTTGGTGCTGTCCCATTTCCATCCGCTCAGCACGGCTGCCGACGTCCCGCCTGGCATGAGCGCGAAACCTTGCGGCGGGAAGGACGGCAGGGATGGCTGCACGAAATGGGCGGCTGGCGTGTAGTGGCCGGCCAGGAAGTCAGCCAGCCGGTAGACGCCGTACTGCGTGCCGCCGCCGTTGGGGTGGTACCGGGTCATGATCGTGCGCGTGGCCCAGTCGATGGACGGGGCGTTGTTGTATGTGCCCGGGTGCGGGTTGAACAGCCGGACCCAGCCCGACGACGGCCACGCGGTCTTGCCGGGCCGCCAGCCGAACCTGGCGATGCGGGTGCCTCCTGGGACGGTCCCGCCGTTAAGGACAGCTTTGGCTCCCGTCCACATGTAGATCTTCCCAGCCGAGGTGTGCTGCACGGAGATCGACTCGCCGTGGTCCATGTTCCTGGCGTACATGAAGCCGAGGATCTTCCCGGCGGGTGAGAGCCGGGTGATGGTCAGGTTCCCCCTCTCGTAGTTGTTTCGCTGGCTCAGGCCGTGCCGGCCGCCCTGGGAGACCTGGGCGAAATACCAGTCTCTGGTGACGGGGTCGCGGGCGAAACCCTGCATGCCGCTGGCGGTGTCGTGCAGGCGGACGTGAGAGAGCAGGGCTGTGCCAGGCGGCGGGGCGTGCGGAACCTGCGGTGCCACCAGAGCCAGCAGCACCGCCGCGGCGCACAGCACTCAGGCTTCCCCTGGTGTGACGTCGCCGGGAGTGGTCATGCGAACCGCTGCAGGCTGATGTACGACTTCGCGTGCACGATCGTCGCTGTGCCGCTCGACGTGTTCTGCGCCCATTGCAGCTGCAAGCTGCCCGCGGTGGAGCTCACCACTACAGTGCCGTCCATGGACACGGACTGGGAGTTCCCCGCACCGCTGCTGCCAGATATTGGTACCCCAGTCTGGATGACCACGCCACCACCGCCGGCGGGGTTCCCGGTGATGTTGGATATCCGGCTCGCCACATAGGACATGGTCAGCCCGGCGGGGAACGTCCACCCAAACTTCAGGTCACTCGCGCCTAGTGTGCCGCCTTCATAGTCGAGGTAGGCGGTCAGATGATAGGTGGCGTTCGCTGCGACCGCCACGACCAGTTCGTTGTCGTTCTGCAGCGCCGTGCTCGAGGTGACGGACTCGTCGGACGTTTTGACGGCGGCGACCGGCTCAAGCCATGAGTTCACTTGCGCAGCCGTGAGTACGTTCCCGTCTACGAACACAGGGAGCGCCAAAGGTGTCTCCTTAGAAATGGCAGCTGGCTCGCCGGGGTGATCAGTAGGCGAGCGCGTTGGCGCCGAGGACGCCGAGGGTCGTGTTGCCCAGGGTGAAGAACGAGTACCGGGTCGCGGCTGACAGCGTCCACACCGTCTGCCAGCCGTCGACGGTCACGGTGTGGTAGATGCCGCGGATGAACACGTCCTGTGTCAGGGCCGAGGCCATGCCGGGGGGGCGGCGCCACACCTGGACCCGGTCGCCGAGCTCACGGCCGAGGGCCTGCGGCCACAGGCTGTCCGGCGCGGCGACCGGCAGCAGCGTCAGCTCGTCGAACCGGGTTTCGTCGTTGCGCCCGATGTACAGCACATAGTTCGCCCACTGGAGCGCCTCGGAGTCCGATTGCAGCGCGACGGTCGCCTCATAGGTGCGGGCGAACGTGTACGTGGCGACCGACGTGGCGTCGATGGCTTCCTGCATGGTGCCGGTGAACGTGGGCCCGTCGGCGGTGGCCTGCACGTCGTTCGCCAGGGTCGTGTCGTCGGTCGGGTTCGACAGTGCCACGTAGGCGACCTCGGTGCCAGCGGGGTGGCCGGTGCCGGGACGGTCGCCGAACACGGCCTGCACCGTGTTCGACCGGGTGTCGGCGAGCGGCGCGTTCCGGTCGCGGAACACGGCCACCCCGGCGCCGGAGATGTAGAACTCGCCAATCTCCGACAGGACGGTGCCGGCGATCACCGACAGCGCTGACGCGCCATAGGTGGTGCCCTGCAGCGTGGACTGCCCGGTGTCGATGTCCCGCAGGCCCCGGCCCGGGCCGTACCAGTTCGCGGCGGTGAGGACCCGGTTAACCCGCGCGCCGGACAGTTCCCCGCCGCCCACTGCCGCCGTTTCGGGGATCTGGACGCCTTCGAGGATCCGCTGCCCGTCGGTCGCGCTGACAGTGGTGATGGCGTATCCGGGGCCCATGTCTTCCGCGGGCGGGAGCCATGTGCTGATGTACCCGGTGAACAGGCGGTAGGTGATGTTGTTCCAGGTGGCGGAAATCCTGAGCGGGATCATCGGCCGGATCTGGGTGACACCAGCGGCGACGTACGGCCCGGCGAGGTTCCCGGGGGTGAACCGGGCGTCGGAGTTGTTGAGGGTGACGGTTGCGGTGCCGGCGTCATAGCTGACGATGGGCCCCTGCTGGCGGCTGCCGGGCCGGTCGATGCTGAACTCCTGCACCCACGGGGAGATGTCGGTCCATATGCCGTCGGTGGCGAGAGTGCCGGTGCCGAGCAGGCCCAGGGTGACGTCGCCGAGGATGAGGACTGTCCCGGCGTAGCCGGGGGTGGTGGGGACGAACCCGGCTTCTACCGTCCAGGCGGCCCAGCCGGGTCTCACCGGCGCCACCCGGCGCCGTTGGACCGTTCGAACTCTTTGATGGCGTGGACGACCTCACGGCCGACAGCGGCCCGGTTCGCCGCCACCGGCACCTGGACGTTGATGTTGTACGTGACGTGTGCGGCGCTGGTTCCGGCGCGGCGGACCTGCTCGCCGCCTTTGAACCGCATCAGCTCCGGGCCGCGTTCACCGACCCACGCCCACCCCGGCGCCGCGTACGCCGTCCCCGCGGCGTACCCGTGGCCGGAGCCCATGCCCATGCCGCCGGACATCAGCGCCGGGCCGTACCGGTGGCGGGCGTAGTTGATCGCGGCGGCGATGTTCGCCAGCGGGTTGTAAATGTTCCAGCTGGTGCCGGGCCAGTGGTAGGCGCTGAACGTCGCCCCGATCGTCTGGAGCAACCCGCGGGACGGGTCGCCGCGCTGGGCGTTGATGTCGGTCAGGTTGATCGCGTTCGGGTTCCCCCCGGACTCGGTTTGCATCTGGTACATGACCCGGGCGGCGAGCAGCGGGTTGAGCCCTTCCATGAGCAGCGCCCGGCGCACCAGCGGCCCCCATTGCGCGACACCCGCCCCCGGTTTCCAGTTGATGTTCCCAACTGAGGTCATGGCCGCGTCGCGGGCCTTGTGCGCGTGGTCTTTGATGCCGTGGAACAGGCCCATCATCATCTGCCTGCCGATGTCGTACATCACCGAGCTCGGCGAGTGGATGCCGAGCAGGCTCTTGAGCCACCCGGGCAGCCTTCTCACCCAGGCGGTGAGCCAGTTCCAGATCGCGGAGGCGACGTTTTTCGCGCCGTTCCACATTTTGGTGAACGCCTGGTGCGCGAAGTTGTACAGGCTGGTGCCGAGTCCCATCAGGGCGCCGATCACCCGGCCCGGGAGTTTACGCACCCAGCCGACCACAGCGTCGATGCCGTTGCGGACGCGGGTGACGGTGTTCCGCCAGATCGTGTCCCACACGGTGGCGACGGCGCGGCGGAAGGTGGTGAACAGGCCGCCGATGGTGGAGACCAGGCCACGCCAATGTTTGATGATCCACACGACGGCGAGCCCGATGGGGCCGGTGAGGGCACCGAGGATCCACGGCCAGTTCCGTTTCACCCAGTTCCGCACCGTGTTGAACGCGGTGACCAGCGCGTGCCAGAAGTTCCCTGCGGCGTGGACGACGTTCTTGACGACCTGGCTGGTGACCTTCCAGATGTCGTTCCACGCGGCGATGAGGATTTTGCGGAACGTCGCCGACTTGGTCCACGCGAGGTAGAACGCGGCACCGAGGGCGGCGAGGGCGATGACGATGAGGCCGATCGGGTTGGCGTCCAGCGCGACGTTCAGCAGCCACTGCGCCGCCGTCCAGATGCGGGTCGCCACCGCGACGGCGATCATCGCGCCGCGGAACGCGACCACCTGCGCGACGGCGAGCATCTTCGGCAGGCCGGAGACGACCGCGATCCCCGCTTTGAGCGCGAAGAACGCGGGCGCGAGTTTCATCAGCGTCGTCCGCAGCAGCAGGAAGTAGATGACGGCGCGGACCAGGGCCTGGTTGCGGGTCAGCTGCGCCATCACCTGCGTGAGGGGGGTGAGGATCTGCAGCAGCGCCTTAGAGTTCGCCGGCGAGGCGAGGCCGACGGTCGCGCGGGCGACGTTCGCGATGATCACCGCGAGGTTCTTCAGCACTCCCGCGGCGAGCGGTGTCTGCGTTTTGAACATGGTCATCAGCGACTGGAACCCGGAATGGGACGGGAGCGACTGGCCCCACTCCTTGAACTTGGCGGTCAGCTTCGTGACGCCACCGGTGATCGTGCCCGACATGGGCAGGAACGCCTTGACCACACCCCAGATCCCGGCGGCGACGTTCCCGAACGCGTGCGCCAGGTTCAGGATCGTGGGCCGCACGTGCGGCAGCAGCACCCGTATCTGCTGCTCGAAACGGGGAGACAGGACCAGCCCCCCGAACTCGCCGACCAGCTGCCGGACCGCCCCAGCGGCGGCGCGCACCAGCGGCGAGATCGCCTTGAGTATGGGATGCACCAGCCGCAGCCCCAGGGTCAGCGGACGCAGCACCGGCCGCGCGAGTGAGTTCGCCCACGCCTTGTAGCCGTCCTGGGTGCGCTTTACCTGCGCGGCGAACCGCGCCACTGGCGCCGGGAGGGTCTTCATCACGCCGGCGAGCTGCTGGTGTGCTAGCGCGATAGCGCGAGTCCGCGCCGCTTCCGCTGTTTTCTTGTTAGCGCCGGACGCGATCGCCGCCTGGTACTGCTGGTTCGCTGCGGTGACCGCCGTCTGCGCTTTCTCCTGCGCTTTGAGCGCGTCGCTGGTTTCGGCGAACAGCGGCTTGAGCGCGATCCCGTAAGCGGCGGCACCGGCGCCAGCGGCGGCGAACGCGCCAGCGAGGGCGCCAGCCGCGACGACCAGGCCGGCCATCGCCGGTTCGAGGACCCCGGTGGAGAGGTTGATCCCGGCGAGGACCCGCGCGAACATTGACGACTTGGATGAGGCGGCGGTGGACGCGTCGCCGAACCCGGACACGGCACCGACCAGGCCCAGGATCCCATTTTCGGCCGTACCGGCGGCTTTGCCCTGCTGTTTCAGCGCCGCGTTGTTCCGCGCCACCGCCTTGTTCGCCGAATTGAGGGCACGTTCGTACTCCTGGACGCCGTTGCCGCGGTGCTCGTCGAGGATGACGAACCGCATCGTGGTCGCCACGGTCAGCCGCCCAGCTTCCGTTTCGTCTCGTCCATCGCGTCTTGTGCGGTGCGGCGCAGCGCCGGCGCCTTCCCCGTGACCGGCCGCTCGAACCAGGCTGGTTTCCCGTGCTGGCGGCGCCACACGTCACGGTTGCCGAACACCGGACGATTCCAGCCCTTCACCGAGTCGAGGAACCCCGGGAGCCGGTCCTCCCCGGCGGGCATCTTCCGGCCGCTGGACACGATCTCGAGGCGGGCGCCGTTGCGGGTGAGCCCCACCGATGAGGAGACGGTGCGGGCGACTTCGGCGCGGAGGCTGCCGTCATGGTGCGACGGCATTGACAGGATCGACTCCTGCACTGCCGCGACGACGGGCCCGGCGGCGGCGCGCAGGTTCCGCCGAAGCTCCCGTTTCAGGGCGGGGTCCGCCTCATGCAGCCGCGCCGCCAGCTGTTTCATCTCCGCCGGGCCGCCGCCGGTGATCTCCGCCATCAGCGCCGCCTCTGCTTTTTCTCTTCCGCTACCCGCTCTTCGGCTTCGAGCCGGTAGAGCTCGTGCCACTCGGTGAGCTCATGGCCGGGGAGCCGTTCGAGGAGCTCGGCGACGGTGTACCCGAGGTCGCGGGCGAGGACGAAACGAAATCGGTACCCGGGATCAGCTCTGAGTCTTTTTTTATCGTGACCTCTGAGCCTGCTGACATGCCGGACAGCCGCGCGGCCACCTCGAAGATCCGCGCCAGCGCGGCGGAAGACTTCTCACCGAGGGCGTTCGCCTCTTGCGGGGTGAACATGAGTGTGCCGTCGTCATTGATGACCGACCGCGCCACCAGCTTGGCCATCGAGTTCTCGACGTCGGGGACCATCTCACCGCCGCGCATGACCGCCATCGACGCCTCGTACTCGATGCGCTGCCGGCCAGTCAGCCCGCGGACGGTGACGAAACCGTCGTAGCCAGTGAGATCGGACAGATCCACGTCTTCGGTGGGAAGGTCGTCGGCGCCGAGGATCGCGTCTTTCGTCAGGCGGTTCCCCATATGTCCTCCGTCACGCTGGGATGGTCAGGTTCTGGATCGGCAGCCGTGTGATCGACAGCTGGACGTGGATCTTCCCCGGGTCCTCCACGTTCCCGTCGATGAACATCGACTTGACCGTGGCCGGCCACACCTCACATTTCTGCGCCGCCACGTCGCCTTCGGGGAGGATCAGCACGAACCCGGCGGTGCCACGCGGGAGGACGGTGCGGATGTCGTTGCTGTTGGACGAGGCGTAGAACACGAACTCGCTGTCGGATGCGGTGACACGCGCGGGCACCTGGGCGACGAACCCGCCGCCGAGGTCGGGCGCGTCGGCACTGTCACCGGTGAGCTCGAACCCGTTGACCTCCGCCAGTTCGGCGGACAGGTCGGACCCGGCGTTGATCTCCGCCCGTGTCGCCATCGCCGGATAGGCCGCGACGGCGGTCAGCCAGTTGTACTTCCTGCGCCCGGGTGGGGTGTACCGGGTCGTGACGGTGATCGGCGTCGCTGGCATCTACTTGTCTCCCTTGCTGGCTTTCGCGACTTGCGCTCTGGTCACCGGCTCCGGTTCCGGTTCCGGCACTGGTTCGGGTACGTCGCCTTCCTGCAGCAGCCGCCACCCGGCCGCGTAATGCTGCCCGAGCGACGACTCCGGCACCTCGGACACCGAGCCGGGGCCGAGTCCCGGGTGGATGATCAGCGTGAACCCTGGTTCTGGCATGTCAGCCCGTCCTCAGCACGAACTCTTGCGATGCGGTCAGCGTCCCGGACCAGGTCAAGGTGATCGGCCCTGGCCCGTATACGTTCGGGTCGAGGGGGATCGACCAGGTCTGCCCGGAGGCGATCGTCACCGACCGGGCGGTTACGGCCAGCCCGTCGAACGTGGGGACCGGCAAAGCGACGGTCGCTGACGCCGACGACGGGCCGACGACGACGAGGGACAGGCCCGCGCCGGTGGGGCAGGTGTCCACCGCGCCGGTTGTCGGGAGTGTGGTGGTGATCTGCGCGCCAGCGTGCGCGGTGCTTTGCGCTGTCAATGCGGTCATGCCGTCTCCCGTATCGTTGGGGCCGTGGGCGAGGTTGAGCTTGATCCCCGGTGGGACTGGGTGCAGGTGCAGTTCTTCGGCGACCGTGGGCCGGTCTATGTCAAGGCCGCGTGCCGCCACCTTGAGGTGATCCCGGTTGAGTCGGTGACCGGTGAGACCGTCGCCCAGCTGTGCCTGACCTGCGACCGCCAGCTGCAGGCGCCGCGCGTCTAGCGGTTCGTGTAGGCGTCGATGCGGACGCCGAACCTGACCGTCGCGACCATCCCCGGGTCCGCCGCGTCCTCACGTACCGTCCACGACCCCATCCACGCGTTCATCACAGCCCCGCCGAGCGTGGCGTCCGCGGCGATGGCGTCGCCGGCGGCAGCGGCCAGGGCGAACACCCGGGCACGGGCCGCCACCACGTCCCCGTCGCCGTTCAGCACACTCGCGGCGCAGGCGATCGTGTACTGCTCCCGGTCCGGCACCCCGGCCAGGCCCTCCGGGGTCCATTCGCCGTCGGCGGCGGTGTCGTCCTCAAGGCTGGTGTACGCGGCGGTCAGCACCTCCTGCGCCTGCGGGTTCGTCAGCTGCGGCCCGTTCCGCAGTTCGACGCCTTGGAGGGGGTAGGCGCGCTGCCACGCGGTGACCAGCCCCGCCACCGCGGCGGGGTAGGTGCCGGCCCAGGTCACGACGACGGGACCATGTCCTGCTCGAGCAGTTCCAGCACCCTGCGCGGGACGGAGAACGTGAACCCGGTGGTCGAGGAGAACACCTCTTCACCCGACAGCAGCGCGGGTGGCTGCGCGCCGCGCTGCGTGTCCCACAGGTGCCGGGCCTGCTCTTTGCACGCCTGCAGGAACCGCTCCGGGACGACCGCGCGGCCGGCGGTGAACACGACGTCCCACGGCCCGTACCAGAACCGCATAGCCGCCCACTGCGTCGTGACGATCCCCGCGTCGTTGTCCACGATCAGGTCTGCCGTGGCCCACGCGGGGCCGGACGGCTGGACCGAGGTGACCGAGGTGACCGAAAGGAGCGGCTTGTACGGGAGGAGGATCGAGCCGCCGCGCGCGTCGGTGACCCGCTCCGTGAACGACCTGCGGACACATGGCCCGACCTTCGCCTCGACGAGCTCGGTCGCGGCGAGCAGGAACCCGCGGAGCTCGTCGTCGGAGCCGGTGCCGGTGATGTTCAGATGCGCCTTCGCCTCGGCGAGGGAGATGAGCGAGGCGTAGGCGCGGACGTTGAACGTGTCGCCGTAGGCGGCGTTGGGGACGGTGGTGACCGCCGCCCACGAGAACCGGCCCACGAGCGTGGGGAGGTAGGTGAGGCGGTACTGGCCAGTGACAGCGGGCGGGTTCGTGACCGTGGGGGTGGCGCTGGTCCCGTCGGGGAGGGTGATGGTGAGGGTGACGCCGGTGGCGTTGGTGAGCGCGTTGGCGGCGTCGCGGACGTCGAACGCGACCGGGTAGGACGCACCGAGGTCTAGGTCGCTCACTCGTCACCTCCGGTCATGTGCGGCCCTGTAACGGCCCCTGCCGTCGCCCGTGCCGCGGGGACCGTGGCACCCGTGGCGTCTGCTGCTGTCCCCGCACCGGCTTGCGCCCGCGCGCCTGCGGCCACGCCCGCGAGCGCGCGGGGTGCCGTCCCTGCGCCGCCGGTGGCGGTGCCCAGCACAACCTGGGCCTGGGCGATGGACGTGAACGCCGTGGTGCCGGTTCCGGCGTCGGCGAGGGCGAGCGCCGCGAGCACGCTGAGCATCTCCGCGGCCGCCCCGGACTCGGCGAGCGGCACAGCCGCAGCGGCGGCCAGGGTGTCGGCGGCGGCGCCAGCCTCAGCCTGGGCGGCCTGCCGGACGCCGAGGAACGTGTCCGTCCCGGTCCCGGACTCGGCGAGCGGCACGGCAGCGGTTACAGCGAGGGTGTCGGCGGCGGTGCCGGTTTCGGGGAGCGCGGGTGTGCCGCCCGCCACGACGGCGAGCGTGTCCGTCCCGGCACCCGCGTCAGCGAGTGGCACGGCCGCCGAGATGGCCGGGGAGTCCGCGGCGGTGCCGGACTCCGCGAACGGCACCGCCGCCGTGACGGTAAGCGTGTCGCTGCCAGCGCCGGCGGCGGCGAGCGGGACGGCCCCTGCGACGGTGAGCGTGTCAGCGGCGGACCCGGCATCGGCGAGGGCGACCGGGCTGCCGGTGACCAGGGTCTCCGCGGCGGACCCGGCGTCGGCGAGGGGGACCGCTGCCGCGACTGTGAGCGTGTCAGCGGCGGACCCGGCCTCAGCCAGCGGCACGGCTGACGTGACCGCTAGCTGATCGGCTCCGGCGCCCGTCTCGGGCAGCGCCACACCCGCCGTGACCGTGAGAGTTTCGGCAGCTGTCCCGGCGTCGGCCAGCGGCACGTCTACCGGCGCAGAAGCCGCAACATCGGCGGGCCTGGGCTGCCGCATCCCGACCGCGGCCGGCAGCCGGAACGCGAACGGGTTGCGCAGCCCGGGCGGCACCCGCAGCGGGCCTGGGCCATCCGGGGCGGACGTGGCGGGCAGCATCTCGACGCCGATGACGGCCCACTCGTTGGAGACCGTCCAGGCGGTGGTGACGTTGCTGCCGGTTGAGGGCGACGTGGCCCCAGCGCTGTTACCCGCGCTGGAGTTGATGTTCAGGTTGACCAGGAACCGGCTGGTGGACGGCGCCGTAGCCGATGTGGTGCCGTTGGCATCCGCCACATACGCGGCGATCAGGCCGCCGCTGGTGGACCCCGCTGAGGTGGCGGTCGCCGGGGTGGCCGCGCCGCTCCCGGTGTACTGGGTGACAAAGCTCGCCACGCCGCTGGCGGAGATCGAGCCGCCGGTGAGGTCGGCGGGGCCACCTGTGAGGGTGACGGCGACCGTGTTTGACCCGGCGGACGGGTTCAGCAGGGTGAAGACGCGCAGGAAACCGTTGGTGCCGCCACCGGGGTGGATGGCCGTCCCCGGGGTCATCGCCACACTGTTGTAGGTGGCGGTTATCGACATCCCGGCATCGCTGCCAGGAGCGCCGACCGCACATCCAGCGGTCAGCGCGTTGCCGCCGTTGACATGCGTCCAGGAAAGCGAACTGGCCCCAGCAGCGGAGGCACCTGCCGAGGACGGGCCTACTGCGTCGAAGGCGACGGCCACGCAGACTCACCGCCCGTCTGTCAGGAGATGACGAGGCTGCCCGCCACGGCCACACTCGCCCCGGCCACCACCACCGTCGCCCTCACCCGCCGCCCGGTCACCGCGTTGAGATCCACCCGCAACTCCCCGGTCAGGTACGGGTCGCCCGCCTGGTTGCTCGGATGGATGCCACCGGGGAAGGTCGCGCCAGCGCGGAACAGCCACGTCGTGCCACCATCGTCGGACTCCCACACCTGGACCCCGACCTCGGTGCCGGCGGGCTGACTGTTCAGGCCGCCGGCCACGGTGCGGTCAACCGTCAGGACAGTCCCGCGCACGGTGTCATCGACAGGGACCGGCCCGAAGTCGCGCGAGCCCACCGGCAGCGTGGTCAGGGGAATCGGGACTGTGGTGGTGGCCATCGCCGCTTACCCGTGGACGACGGGGAGGAAGTTCGTGCAGAGGATCGACGGCGCTCCGGTCGTGGCCGACAGCGTGATGCCGATATCAACCTCGTTGGTCTGCTGCGTGTTCAGCGTGGAGACGATACGCGCCGCCGCCGTGACCGGGAACGGGCTCGACGCCCAGGCGGTCAGCGACGATCCGTACAGCAGCTCCCCAGATCCCCTGATCACCGCCGCCGTGGCCGAGACGAGGGTGATGCGGCCCTTGTAGCGGAGCTTGATCGGCCACGCCGCAGCGGACGCAGACAGCGCCATCGCGGGGGTAGCGGCGATCAGCGTCTTAGACCCGATCGCCTGCCCCACGCTGCCGATATACAGGCCCATGGTCAGGGTGGGCGTGGCCGACGCGGAGGTCATCTCCAGGTCGGCTTCGACATCGAGGAACCCGCCCGGGTCGATGGTGCCACCGGGGATCTGCGGCAGCGGCAGCGGCGCGCCCGAGGTGAGCGCCGCAGCGGTGACCGCCGTGCCCAGGTTGCCGTGCATCGGAGCCAGCGGCGCGCTCCAGAAATAGTTACCCACGGCTCAGCCTTTCCGCCCGGTCAGGTCCAGGTGTCTAAACCTATGTCCAGGTTATGGTGGCAGTAGCGGTCCACGTCTGCCCCGAAGCCTTCGTCCCCTGCGACGACAGGGCGTGGTTCAAAAGGATCGCCGTCACCGTGTTCCCCGACGCGGTGCCCTGGTCGATACCGAACTCGTTCCACGCGAAGTTCCCGTCCGCCGTGCCGAACGTCGCCGCCACCGTCCACGTCCGGGTGCCACCGATCGTGAACACCGCCGACACCAGCTGGAACCACCGGTGCGTGCTGCCCGCGATCGCGGACAGGTCCGTGTCGGCGTAGCCGACCGCAGTCACACCGTCACCGGCACCGATCCGGCAGTGAGTTGCGTCGAACGCCTGCGTCGCGCCCTGCGCGGTGAACAGGTTCCCGATCCGCGAGTAGCCGGCGTTGGTGACCAGGTTCCCCACGGTTTCGGTCACCTTGTACGGCGCCACCCGCAGCCGCGCGAAGTCCGCATCAATGGGGGCGGTGAGGCCGCTGCGGCGTTTCACCCACCCGGTCTGCTCGGCGTCCCACCGCTGCACGTTCCAGACGGTCGTGCCGAACCCGCGCTCGGCGTGGCCGCAGGCGCAGCGCACACCCAGGCCGTCTGCTGCACGCCCAGCGTCACCGCTCATCGGTTCTCCTTCTAGGTGCGGCCAGCCTTGCCCAGCGCCCCCGGTCAGCGGGGGCCGAAGACACGTGCCAGTGCAGCGGCCGGTTCAAAGTCATGCCCGGCCGCCGCTTTTGCTCTCAGCCTTCACTTCGGCCTTCG